ATAGCAGCTGATGCTATAACTGGAGCTAAGATAGCAGACGATGCTATTAACTCTGAACACTATGTAGATGGATCTATAGATACTGCACACATAGCAGATGATCAGATAACCAATGCTAAGATGGCAGATGATGCTGTCGGTATTGCACAGCTATCAGCTAGTGGTACGGCAAGTTCATCCACTTATTTGCGTGGAGACAATAGCTGGCAAGCTATAGATTTATCTAGTAAGTTAAATCTTACAGGTGGAACTTTAACTGGAAATGTTATATATAACGACAACGTAAAAGCTTTATTTGGGACGGGATCGGATTTTCAATGTTATTTTGATGGAACTAATTCAATAATTAAGGCTCCTACTAGTGGCGAACTATCAATTAGAGGACAAGTAATTGAGTTAAGAAGATCTGATTTAGATGAGCCATATTTAAGAGGAACAGAGCAAGCAGGTGTAGAACTTTATTACGACAACTCGAAGAAAGCAGAAACTGTAACTGGTGGATTTACGGTAACTGGAACGTGTACCGCTACAGCATTTGCTGGAGATGGTTCTAATTTAACAGGGATAGCTAGTGGAATTAGTTCTGATGCACAATGGAATACTGTAGCTGGTTCTAATGCAGGTACTAATTTAGGAGGTTCCGCAGAACGTAACACATTATTTGGGCAAGATGCAGGTAATGATTTAACTAGTGGAACCGATAATGTTGCTATAGGTGCATGGGCTTTAGATGCTGCAACAACAGTAGATGGCTCAGTTGCAATAGGTAGTAATGCGTTAAGTAATGCAACGACTGGCGATGAAAACACTGCTGTTGGTTATCATGCTTTGAAAGATTTAACTACAAGTGGAGATAACACTGCAGTAGGTTTTGAAGCATTAAAAGATTGTACAACAGGTCATTACAACTGTGCTCTTGGTTCTGAAGCAGGTGAAAATATTACAACTGCCTCATCAAATGTTGCTTTTGGATATCGGTCTCTATTTAATGCTACAACAGGTAGTGGTAATACTGGAATAGGTCTTGAGACAGGTTACAGTATAACGACAGCTGCTAACAATATAGCAATCGGTTGGAAAGCATTACGTGGAGTTACTGATGGATCTAATAATATAGCTATCGGTGAAGAAGCTCTTACAGCTTTACCCGCTGGTGATAATAATAGAGATAACGTAGTTATAGGTAGTGGAGCTTTAAAAACTCAATCTACAAATAACTTTAATGGACATGTAGCTATAGGTCATAGAGCTTTATATGCCTATAATAGTAATACTGGTAATAGTGGTCAGACTGCTATTGGAGCTTTTGCTATGTATAATGCTACAACCTCAGATCGTAACACAACTGTTGGTAAAAATTCTTTAAATGATTGCACTACAGGAAGTTATAATGCTGTTCTTGGTACTTACGCAGGTTATGAAATAACGACTGGAAGTAGAAATACAATGGTAGGTTATTACGCAGGTAGAAGACTTAAAACTGCTGGTAGTAACGTAGCTGTAGGATGGCAAGCACTTGCAGGTAGTAGTGATGCTCAAGGTAGTCGTAATGTAGGAGTAGGATATGAAGCAGGTGAAGATATAACAAGTGCTCAAGGATTAGTAGCTATAGGTTATGAAGCTGCTCACAATATAACTTCAGGTAGTGATCAAGTAATCATTGGGTATGAAGCAGGTAAAGCACTTACCACAGGCTATAGAAACCTTTTTATTGGAAGTCAATCTGGAAAAGTTGCAACTGGTGATTATAACGTAGGTCTTGGTTACGGAACAATGATGAACCAGACTTCAGGAAATAATAATATTTGTATAGGATATGGTGCAGAACCAAGTTTAAATACAGGTTCTAATGAAGTAACTATAGGTAATTCAGCCATTAACAAGTTTAGAATACCCGGCATTAACTTTGAGTTAGCAGATAATGGTGGAACACCTACTAATGGTCATGTATTAACAATGGCTTCTGGTGGTGCTACTTGGCAAGCTGCTGCTGGTGGTACGTCTACTGGTCAGACTTATGTAAACCTTAAAGATAGTAATGGTAGTGCTAGTGATTCTGGAACTAATACATATGCAGGTTATCTGGCAGGTGCTGCTTTAGGTAGTGGTGGTAATGAAAATACATTCTATGGTAATAAAGCATGTAGGAGGTGATGAAAATATAGCAATAGGACTTAGTGCCTTAGAACGTGCTACATCAGGATCAAAACATGTTGCTATTGGAGCTTATGCTTTAGAAACTGTTACAACAGCTGATGAGCTGACTGCAGTAGGTTTTGAAGCTTTACAGGAAAATACATCAGGATCAAATAATACTGGTATAGGTTATCAAGCTGGTACTGCTATTACAACAGGATCAAACCATACTGTATTAGGAGACGGTGCTGGTAAATCTATTACTACAGGAGATGCTAATACATTAGTAGGAAGTGAAGCTGGTGATGCAATCACAACTGGTAATAATAACATTGCTATGGGATGGGGTGCATTATCTGATTGCACTACAGGAGTCACTAACGTTGCAGTAGGTCGAAGTGCTTTACGCTTTGTTACTACCGCAAACGATTGCACTGCCGTCGGAGCCTTTGCTTTAAACAATAATACAGCAACAGGAAATACAGCGTTTGGATCGGATGCGTTAAGAGCTAATACGAGTGGAGATAGTAATCTAGGCTGTGGTCAAAATACATTAAAAGTTAATACTACGGGATCACACAATACTGCTGTTGGTTCTTTATCTTTAACAGCAAATACAACTGGATATGGCAATACAGCAATAGGTAAAGCATCTGGACAAGCAATGACTACTGGTTATGCCAATACTTTATTAGGAAGGCAAACTGGTCAAACAATGACTACTGGTCATAGTTGTTCCTATGTAGGTGCAATGTCTGGTGAGTATGCAGAGGGTAATGAAAATACCGCTATTGGATACTATTCAATGCGATCGCAAAATGGTAGTGGTACTGGATCATATAACACAGCTATTGGTAACGAATCTTTAGAAGCTTGCACTACAGGTCAGCAAAACGCTGCCATAGGTAGGATGGCATTGCATTCATTAACAACTGGTGATTATAACGTTGCTGTTGGAAATCGTACTGGAGATAGTATTACAACTGCTGATGGTCATACATTCGTAGGTCACAACGCAGGTTACAACGCTACTACTGGAGGTAATGCAGTTGCTATAGGCTATCAAGCATTGTATAGTGCTACGACCCAAGGGAGCACTGTAGCTATTGGTGCTGGTGCTATGTATAACGCTACAAGTGCAAGTTATTGTACAGCAGTTGGAAGATCATCACTTAATTATTTAACGACAGGTGATCATAATACTGCGATGGGGTTCTATTCAATGGAACGTACCACAACAGGAACTCATAACACAGCAGTAGGATCTTATGCTCTATATGCCAATCAAACAGGAGCTAGAAATACTGTTATGGGTGCAAACGCTTTAGATGCATCAACTACAGGTAGTTATAACAACGCATTTGGTGATGCAGCTTTAAGTTCTTGTACGACAGGAAATTATAATACTGGGATTGGTTATCAAGCAGCTTATTCATTAACAACAGCAGCCGATTGCGTCTTTATTGGTAGACAAGCTGGATATGGAGTAACGACTGGTGCCTACAACATAGCTATTGGTAACGAGTCCATGATGGGTACTGTTACTGGTAATCATAACGTAGTTGTAGGAAGAGATGGTTTACGTGCCATCACTGCAGGTAATTATAATATTGCACTTGGTAACGATACAAATAGGCAGTGTAGTACTGGAGATAATAACATAGCTATTGGACATAGAGCTCTATTTAATAATACAGTCAGCAGTACCACAGCCGTTGGTCATAATGCCTTAGAAGCGCAGACAAGTGGTGAAAAGAATTGTGCAGTCGGCTATTACGCAAATACTTCAGTAACATCAGGAGCTGGTAATACTTCTTTAGGTTATACAGCTGGAGATAGTGTTACAACAGGAAATAATAATACATGTATTGGAAAAGAAGCTGGTGATGATTTAACTACTGGATCATATAATACGATTTTAGGTAGTGATGCTGCTGCAAGTGCAGTGGATGCATCTGGTGAAGTAGTTTTAGGTAGTAGTAGTGTATCAACTCTCCGTTGTAATACTTCGACTATTAGCTCATTATCTGATAGACGTGATAAAACAGATATCAATACTTTAGATTTAGGATTAGACTTTATCAATGCTCTTAAACCTGTTAAATTCAAATGGGAAACAAGAGATGGTAATAGTAAAGATGGAACATATGAAGCAGGTTTCATCGCACAAGACTTTAAACAAGTACAAGAAGATAATGATGCTGATTATCTTAAGTTAGTTCTGGAGTCAAACCCAGATAAACTTGAAGCTTCACCCGGTAAATTAATACCAATTCTTGTAAAAGCAATACAAGACTTATCCACTAAAATATCCATCTTAGAACAAAAATGCATTTGAAATTACAGGAAAGAGCACGTAAACTCTTAGAAGAAAGACAAACAGTTATTAATAGACTGAGTGAAATTAATGGTGCGCTAACGGAGTTAGATTCGTTAGCCCAATCTCTTGGCGAAGAGCATGAAGAAAAACATGAAGAAATTGAATCTGAAAACTCTACTAATGAAGACTAATCATGGCCGAAAGAACTGCTGACGAAGTAGCAAAAATCTATTCTTCTTCTGGAGATAGTGTTACTTTAATCAACTCTATAGTAGCTCAGTCTACTATTACTGATGAAGATAAAGATACTCTGAAAAGAAATGTAGAGCATCTAGAAATCATCAAAGCTTATAAGAAGGAAGATGGTACTACGAGCATCTGGGGCAGTGAGGATTTCTCAACCCATGATGCTGCTATTACTGCAGGTAAAGCTAAATACTAAACGGTAAGATCCACCTACCCACCCCTGTTCTACCTAAACCTCTAACAGTACCTCAGTTACTGCTTAAACCGCCCTCAGCAAGGCTACCTACGTATAAACCCATAGTAGTACCCCCAACTGATTTGGAGTCACCTGAAGGCGTAAAAGAGGAGAAGACATCAGAACAACCTGAAATACCTAGTTTAAAGCTTCCTGTTATTGACATCAATATACCAATACCTGAAACAGCGGTAGTGGTAACTGCTGTAACAACAGCTGTAGTAGCAGTAGCAACAACTACTGTTACTCAATCTTTATTTGAACCAATTAAAAAGAAAGTCCAAAAACAACTACAAGCTAAAGTTAACAAATGGAAGGAAAACAGGAAGAAAAAAAAGGACTCCTCGGAAAGCTCAAAGACGCAGCAGAGGACCAAGAACACCAAATCCAAATCTTAGGTACATTTGTCCGTCTTGGAGTTGTGGTTTGGTCTGGATTCATAATTACTATGAATTATGTAGAATTACCTATGATAAAGAAAGCTGGTAACTCAGATATCACGTTCGTTGCCAGTGTGTTTACTGGCGCATTAGCCACATTCGGCTTGTCTACAGGTAATACTAACAAAGATAAAGGTGTAACAAATTGCCCAATGGCTAAGAAAAAGGAAGAATGAAGAAATGGTTTTTACTCTTCCTACTGGCATCACCCACGGTAGCAAGAGCAGAATTAGTGACCCCAAACTTCACCCAAGGGTCGATGAACAGTACAACGACAACGACTCAGGAGATCGTAGAGGAAATAACTACGACCACTTATGGGTCTGCATTAAACAAATGGACTGGGGAAAATATAACCCATACATCAGCCTCATCAGGAGGTATAGCCGATTCAGACTCAATATTCACCCTACATACAGCTGGAGATCCATTCGAGCTAGAAATAGTAACAAGAGCAGCCAGTCAGGTATTGTCAGTAACAGAAATAGAAAGAGAAATCGACACTACTTCTACTACAGTATCCTTATCAGTCTTCTCTCAGTAGGACCAGTCCGAGCTGAAGAGAATAACACTTCAAATCCTGTAGCTGCTGCGACAGGAAATGTGACAAATCAGGCGGTGCAATTCCAGAATAATGGAGCACCGTCTAGACAGCACTATGGACCTAACATCTCTTGTAATGGTTCTACTATGACATTCTCTCCATTCTATATGGGGAATCATACAAAGCCATGGGATATAGATGAAGGTCAAATGAGTCCTTCTAATTACACCATAGCTGAGAACTGGGGAGGACAGATTAACTTTATGGTCCCATTAGACCGTAGAGGATTAAGACGTTGCCTATCCATTGCCGAAAGGCAAGAAGAGAAGATGCGTCTGGACTATGAGTTAGTCAGAGCATTAAAGTGTGCAGAGTTACAGCAGAAGGGATTTATGTTAAAACCCGGAAGTCGTGTAGCTAATATGTGTAGTGATGTTATACCTATAACTGCATATCTCAAATCAATTAAACCACCCAAAGAAGAAAAAAGTAAACCTTGGTACAAACCTTTTTAAAATGAGTACTTTATCAGATTTAAAAGCTAAGGAATTAGCTAAAGCTAAAGAAACAAAAGAAACCCCTAAATCCACTGAAGAATAATGATCCTAATTATCAAGCCCATCCTTTTCGCCTTCTTGAAATCAGATGCAGTAAAGAACTTAGTAATAGATTTACTAACAGCTTATGTTGCTAGAACTGATAATAAATTAGATGACCAAGCATTAGAAATTGTTAAAAAGAAACTGTTAAGTTAAATGGCTAAAGCCAAAGAAGAGAAGTTTAATGAACTTCATAACCTCGTCACTGAAGAATTCCTTAAGAGGGTTCGTAGTGGCGAGGCTACTACCCAAGATTTAAAAGCTGCATGTGATTGGTTAAAGACTAATGATATAACTGGTGTTGCCCTTGAAGGTACTCCGTTAGCTAAGTTAGCACAGATCATACCACGTGTAGACCCTGACCTCGTACAAAGTAGACTCTATGGGACCAAAACCTAGCCCTAACCCCGGTAGGACAGCTAGATACTACCGAAGTAACCCTAAAGCTAGAAAGAAGCATGTTAGGGATAATACAAAGATAAATGATTCACCTGAAAGACGAGCTTACAGACGTGAGCTAATGAAGATCAGACGTAAGAAGAAACCCGGTGCTCAACAAGATGTCTCTCATAAACCCGGAGGTGGGACTACTATAGAGAATCGTAAGACTAATAGAGCCAGAGGTGGTGCTAAGAGGAAGTAGCTATGCCAAG